AGGATTCACAGACATGATCGATGCTTCAACAGCATGTATCACGTTACAGTATAAAGGTAGTTAATACTTTTAGAAATCCCGTGGTGGGGGCAACCCCACCACATTTTTTAAGGAAAAACATATGGCAGATTTAGTTACATTACAACAATACAAAGATTTTGCAGGATTGAAAAGTCTTGAGCATGATGCACGTATAAATGTAGTAATCGACAGTGTTTCCCAACTCGTTAAGACTTATTGCGGGACTACTCTTGTAGATTACGCTAGTAGTAATAAAGTCGAATATATAAATATAAAAGATTCCATAGTAGATACTATAATCCTAGAGGAATCTCCATTAATACAGGTCGTATCAGTACAAGAAAGAATAAATCAAGCTGACGCATATACAACACTAATTACAGAAAATTCTGACAGTAGTGGCAAATATGAATACATAGTTGACGATGAATCTGATAGTATTATAAGAACAAATAGCACTGGTAACAAGTACTGGGCTAGAGGTATGAAAGCCGTAAAGGTAACATACAAAGCAGGGTACGTAACTACCCCACATGATTTAAGATTAGCAGTATTTGATTTAATTAAGTACTACATGAAAGATGAAAGAAAAGAAAGAATGAGTACTGGAGGTTCCACCGTAGAAAATCCACTATCATCTAGTTTAGCAGGTAATATAGGATTCCCAGACCATATCAAAAGAATACTTGATATGTATAAAGTGTACAGTTAGTGTCGATAAAAAATGTAAATGAAAGATTAGACTTAATTTATAAACTTACAATCGGAGATGGTAGTAAAACAGGTGACCGAAGGGTCATGAGAGGATTAAGAAAATTATTAAATACAGCAGAAACTCAAGTAGTACTAGATGTAAAAGTTTTCTCTTCTCAACTAAACACGGCTTATCAAAGAAGAAAAGGAAAAGCTCCTAGTAAAAATGTAAGTGCTAAGTATGAAGAACTAACTACAGAACTAATTAAAAAGTGGAAAGTAGAAGTACGTAAAAATAGAAAAGACTATATGATGGTAGAGTCAGGTCAACAAAAATTAGTATTTATAATACATCAAGGCGAAAACAAAAGAAAGAACCCTAGAGATAATTATACACTATTTAGAAAGAAGATGCAAGAGTTTACACTTGCCTTAATAAAGTTACCTAAGTATAACCAACTTTTCCATGGAAGAACAAAAGTTGCAAGTGGTAGAAAGAGACAAATTTTTGATGTAGGACATGTATATTCCGTAACCGAAAAAGGAAGAGCAGGATTAGCAGCGGGTTTAGCACAAGAGCAATTAACAGGTGAAGACGGACAAGAGCTCACAGCAGACGATTTCCAAAGTGAAGACCAGTACAACCAATTAAAATCTTTCCAATCAGAATTAGGATTAAAATCAGAAGAAGTACTAAAAGTTAGTGCAAACGGATTAAGCCTAAAAAATAGAATTTTTCTACAGGTAGAATCAGATACAGGTAATAGAGAAAAGTCAGCATCAGATAAAAAAGCTGGTAAAGATGTAAAAGGTATAATAAAAGATATACTAAGTACTAGGTATAAGGGAAGCGGCCAAGCTAAAAAGATTGCTAACCAGAAAGGGTCCGACAGCCCTATGGATCTAATAGGTAGTATGATTATAAATACTCCTATTAAACGTAAAATGTATGCTAAGGGTAAGGCAAAGAATAATACAAAATATAGAAAAGCCCCAAAGAGTATAAATAAAACAAGTAGGGCAAGTAAAACAACTACAGTGCCTACACAAAGAGCAATAGTACATGCAGCTGGAATAACACCAGACATAGCTAGACAACTACCTAAAGGCCCAGGTAGACCCTCCAAAGAAAAAGGAGAAGGCAATAATGATTTTGCACTAGCCGTCGCAGGTTTATTACAAGTCAAAAAAGCAATTAATAAGAGACTTCCAGGAGAAGTCAGAAGAAATATGGGGAGACCCGCATTAAACTACAAAACAGGTAGATTTGCAGAGTCAACAATGGTAGAAAGCATTACCCCCGCAGCAAGAACACTACTAGTTAAGTATACATATAGATTAAATCCATATGAAACTTTTGAGAATTCAGGAAAAAGAAAATGGCCATCTGGTTACAACCCAAAACCTTTAATCTCAAAAAGTATAAGAAACTTAGCACTAAGTATGTTCAAAATTGAAGCACTAACTACTAGGAGAGTTTAATGGCAAATACTTATAGAACAGCAAGAACAAAAGTAGTAGCAGCTTTAGTACGAAAATTAAAAGGAATTGATGGGAACCACCCCTTTAATTCCAATGTATTTAATAATGTCCATTCTGGCATGGTCTTTTTAGACGAAATCAAGGAATACCCAACTTTATGTGTGGTAGCCGGAGACGAAACGAGAGAGTATCAACCAGGTGGTTTTAAGTGGAGGTTTCTAAGTTTAGACGTAAGAGTTTATGTCGAAAACCAAGAAGACCCACAGGAAATCTTAGCTCTACTGATGGAAGACATCGAAAGAGTTGTAGACGACAATGATATGCTGATTTACGATGATACTGTAAGTCCGCATCTAACAACGACTTCCTTAACTTTAAGTTCAATGTCAACTGATGAAGGTGTTTTAAAACCACTCGGAATCGGAGAAATGACCTTACAGTGTAGGTATTAAAAGAAATTACAAACGCTGATAATAATCTAGCGAAGTACTTTCAAAGTAAAAAAATAGGAGAAAGCAAATGGCTTTAAATCTATCCAGAAATACCAAAGTATTCGTCAGCTCAGTAAATGGAGTTGGAAGTACTGGAGGTATCAAAAATGGAACAATCACTACACCAGGTACAAACTACGCGGTAGGTGATATTATAACTGTAGCAGACGGACAAACAAGTGGGTCTGGCACAGGATGTAAATTTATTGTTAAATCAGTAAATGGAAGTGGTGGAGTTACTAAAGTAGCTATACCAAATAACTTCAGAGGATCAGGTTTTGTGAATAATGAAACTTGTACTGAAACAACGGCTGTTACAGCGCTTAATCACGCTACTGCCTCAAGTGGTCAAGACTTTGTGTTTACTGTAAAAGGTACACAAGCAGGTACTACTACTGCCGACGGTAACAGAATAGGAACAGGTTTGTTCAAAGGAAATGAAAATCTTGCAAATACATTCAGAATTGGTGTGTTAGATGGATATAGCTTCTCACAAGGAAGTGACTCTACTGACGTAACTATTTCAGAAGCTGGTGCAGCACCAAACAGGGGTTCAAAAAGATTCAATGATTCTTTACCACCTGCAGAATGGTCATTCGGTACTTATGTAAGACCTTTTGTTCATGGAGCGGCTAGTTATAGGGCACAAGGAACTCACGATGCTGTAGAAAATATTCTATGGGGTGCATTATCTGGTGTAGGACTTCCAGGAGTCTACGCAAACGATGCAGCAAGAGTTACAGCAGTAGCTGGTGTGGAAACATCATCTGCTCTTTCATTAGCTAAATTTGATCAATCTGATCGACATGAACTTATGAAAATGAGTATTTATTTCGCACTAGAAAATACTACTTATAGACTTAACCAGTGTCAAATTAACCAAGCAGAAATAGACTTTTCTATTGATGGTATTGCTCAGATCACATGGTCTGGTAATGCAACTACTATTGATCAGGTAACTGAAGTAATAGAAGATCCATCTAAAGCTCTAGAAATAGCTGCAACTGATCAAACAGTAGCTCAATTAAATGCTACAGGTAAGGCTCTAACTGATCATGATGCGCATACTGAAGAGTTTAGTTACGTAGATACAACAGGTCCATCGGATGCTGATTATCTAAGAAACAAACTATCTTCACTATACCTTTACTCTGGATTACAGGGTGGTGGCTCAGCGTCACAGGGTCTAGATGCTAGAAAATATCTAATCAATATTACTGGAGGCTCTCTAACGATTGCCAACAATGTTACTTACGTAACACCAGAAACTATCGGTGTTGTAGATAAGCCAATTGGCTCATTTACAGGAGCAAGGGTTGTAAGTGGAAGCTTAACAATGTACCTTGACAACAAAGCTGATGGTTCTAATCAATTATTAACTGACTTAGCAGGAGCTACCGACCTTGTGTCTAACGTATTCGATATGCGTGTATACATGGGAGTAAGTAGTGAAGGTGCAGATACAGTAGGAGAAGCAATGGAAGCAAATGACTGGGTAGCCCCAGGCGTAGAATTCAACATGCCTTATGCTCATTTAACTGTACCAACAATTGAAGTTGGAGATCTAATCTCTGCTTCAGTAGAATTCTCAGCTAACGGCTCATCTCTTCTAGAAGGCGATGAAGTTCAAGTTAAATACTTAGGACAAACAGTACATACACAGACTGGTTACCTCTCAACAGGTTCTCAGGCAGTTTAGTACTAATGTCTAATAGTTTCCTCAAGGAGAGTAAGCTATATATAGTTTACGGCGGAGATGGTGATAAGCATAGGACTTTCACCAGCTCTGCCTTAGACTTTTCTCAAACATTTGCGCAAGAATCGTACCCAGTAAAGACTTTGCACGATCAAACAAAAATGCTAGAGGGAGCAACTATAACAACAGCCAACGCAGTTGATTTTAGTTTCGATGTTCCACTAACTAAAGAGAAGAAAGAGTCGCATGTTATAGATATATTAACTAACCTTAATACGTCTCAACAATTGACTAAGTTTGATGCCTACATAGTAACAGGCGCTGCAACCTTTAAATTAGAGAACGCAATTATTACAGCAGGAGATCTCGACATTAGTCCGAACTCTCAGTTTACAGTAAGATTGCAGGGACAAGCAACTAAATTGGAAAAAGTTGGTAACGAAAGTTATACCATACCAGGAACTCTACAATCTGTAGGTACCTCACGAACTCCTATTTTAGTCTACCCAGTTGTTTCTATTAATGGAACAGATGTAACTAATATTATATCTACTACTATTAATATACAAAATGAAATCACTTGGCTAGAGTATGAAACCCTGCAAAAATCTTTACTAGTTACTAACGCTAGCAATATAATGCGTCCATCTGATTACGTGGTAGAAAAACGAACTGTTTCGGGAGCAGTAGTTCAATACCAAACAGATAATAATATCAACAATTATGATGATTTTAGTACTACTACTAATATTATACTAAAAGCTATAGAAGTAGGTGATACGGCAAGTGCCACTCCTTTTCTCCAGATACAGTTAAACCCTGCATCTTATATAGCGCGAATGGCCGTAGGGGATGTGTACACACAATCTTACGACTTTAATTCATTAGATAATACTGCTTTAGGAACGAGCATCACACAATATTCATAGGAGAATATAAACATGGAACTTAAAAGCCTACTGGTCGACAGTAAGACCACTTGGGTAGAATTTCCTGGACTCGACGAATTTGAAGTCGAACTAGCAAACCTATCCCGAAAAGAACTCGTTGCACTACGAAAAAAATGCACATCACAAAAATTTAATAGAAAAACTAGAGGGTTCGAAGAATCACTAGATGACGATAAGTTTATTAAAGAATTTACAAATGCAACTGTAAAAGGTTGGAAAGGATTACAATTAGGGTACTTAGAAGATTTAGTACTAGTAGACCTTAAAGGACAAGACGCAACAACTCCTTTAGAATACACAGAAGAAAATGCTCTTCTACTAGTTGAAAATTCAAGTGAGTTTGATAACTGGCTCAATGAGGTAGTCTTTGATTTAGACAACTTTCGTACAGCAGTCAAAAAAAATAATAAAAGACAAGCTGACACTACTCCTGAAGCATGATGCAATAGGCATGACTAAAGACCAGTACTTACGTATGGTCGAACAGATGGGAGAAGAGATAGATTGGGAAAGGTGTCCTCCAGATTGGGATGACTTTCCTGAATCCGTAGGAGTTTCTATGGAGATCTTCAATCAGCTTGGAGATAAAATATATCCAGAGATAGGATATATAGGAAAAGATTTTCAGAATCTAGATTTGTTATATA